CCTTCGAGCAGTGCCCGAAGAAATACTTCCACCTCACGGTGGTTAAGGACGTCAAGGACGAGCCGGGGGAAGCTGCTGACTATGGGACCGCCGTTCACGAAGCGGCTGAGTTGTTTATCACGAAGGGGACACCCATCCCTGAGAAGTTTGCATTTATGCGAACTTTTGTTGAGCCGCTGGCGAAGAAGCATGGCACCAAGTACGCTGAGATCAAGATAGGCGTAACGAGCGACATGAAGCCCTGCGGCTTCTTCGCTAAGGACGTGTGGTACCGGGGTATCGCTGACTTGCTCATCGTCAATGGCAGCAAGGCGTGGCTGGTCGACTACAAGACTGGTAAGAACGCCAAGTACGCCGATATGAAGCAGCTGGACCTGCTGGCTGGGGCTATCTTCATCCACTACCCCGAGGTGGAGACCATCAACTCTGCACTGTTGTACGTTGTCAGTCAGGAGATGCCCAAGAAGATTCACCACCGCCAGCACCTACCCACTTACATGGGTGTGTTTGAGACCCAGCTGGACCGGCTTGAGGCGGCCAAGGAGAACGGGGTGTGGAACGCCAACCCCAGCGGGCTGTGCGGCTGGTGCCCGGTCGAGACGTGTGAACACTGGCGGCCACGGAGGCGCGGATGAAACTGCTAAGCCTGAAGCCGGAGCTTGATGATTACCATCAGAGTAGGGCTAACAAGCACGGCTACCTATACTACCTTACCCATATAATTGGGCCGAGCAAAAGGTGGCCAGATTTGGTAGAAGGGAAGTCACTTGCCACGGGGCACATCGTCACCCTGATGGCTCCGTACTTTGAGACGAAGGAGGTAGAGGGTGGCTAGGGATTACAAAGCGGAATACGAGAAGTATCAAGGTACGCTGGTGCAGAAGCGGAACCGGGCCAAGCGCAACGCAGCCCGAGCCAAGTTGGCGAAAGCCGGCAAGGTTAAGAAGGGCGATGGTATGGACGTGGCCCATGTCCGCGCGTTTGATAAGGGTGGCAACAATGGCGACGGCCTGCGGGTAGAGCCGAAGACTAAGAACCGCTCGTTCAAGCGTGATAGTAAAGGCAATCTTGTGTCGGAGGTTAGCGCACGAGAGCGCAAACGCCCGAAATAACCGGCTAGGAGCAAACTAGTGGAAATCGTTGAAGACAGGGCGCTGCTCGTCAGCGCGGTGGACCCGTCTGTTATTACATCTGTAGTAACAAAGAGCGCTAACACCAGTGAAGGTGTGTTGGTGAACTGGGGTCACAAGGAAGCGGAAGCGCTGGTGAAGCTGGGGTTTGACCCTCCGTCGCCCATATTGCGCGACTACAAGTGGACTGGACGCTATACCCCCTTCGACCACCAGAAGACGACTTCGTCGTTCCTGTCGCTACGTCATCGGGCGTTCTGCTTCAACGAGCAGGGTACGGGTAAGACCGCCAGCGTCATCTGGGCGTCCGACTACCTGATGAAGAAAGGGCTGATAAAGCGCGTCCTTGTGCTGTGCCCGTTGTCCATCATGAAGTCGGCGTGGCAGCAGGACATCTTTAAGTTTGCCATGCACCGTGCGTGTAGCGTGGCATACGGGAGCGCCAAGCAGCGCGAGAAGGTCCTACGTGCCGGGGCCGAGTTCGTCGTCATTAACTTCGATGGGGTGGCCACGGTGATCGACGAGATCATAGCGGGTAGGTTTGACCTGATCGTCGTAGACGAGGCGTCTGCATATAAGAATGCGCAGACCAACCGCTGGAAGATACTCAACAAGATCGTGAAGGCGCTCAACCCACGGGTGTGGATGCTTACGGGTACGCCCGCAGCCCAGTCACCAGTAGACGCCTACGGCTTGGCGCGGCTCTTGGATACACCCAAGTGCCCTAAGTACTTCGGTCCGTTCCGCGACAGCGTCATGATGCCGATAAGCAAGTTTAAGTGGGCACCCAAGCCCCACGCAAGCAAGGTCGTGCATGAGGTGCTTCAGCCGGCTATCCGGTTCGCAAAGAAGGACTGCCTTGATCTGCCTCCCGTCACTCACATCGAGCGAGAGGTGGACCTGTCTCCCCAGCAGAAGAAGTACTACAACCAGCTCAAGAGCCAGTTGCTCATCGAGGCAGCGGGCGAGGAGGTCAGCGCCATCAACGCAGCGACCAAGGTCAACAAGCTGCTCCAGATTAGCGGAGGCGCGGTCTACACGGATGATGGGCAGGTGCTGGAGTTCGACGTGTCCAACCGGCTTACTGCGGTGTTGGAGGTCATCAACGAGACAAGCAACAAGGTGCTGGTCTTCGTCCCCTTCACGCACACCATCAACCTGCTCGTAGCCCGGCTGGAGAAGGAAGGCATCTCCTGTGACGTCATTAGTGGTAAGGTGAGTCCCAACAAGCGCAGCGATATCGTCACCCGCTTCCAAACCAACTCCGAGCCGAAGGTGCTGGTTATCCAGCCGCAGGCTGCCAGCCACGGGCTTACCCTTACGGCGGCAGACACAATCATTTGGTACGCACCGGTCACGTCAGTGGAGACTTACCTGCAAGCCAACGCGCGCATCGACCGACCGGGGCAGAAGAACGCCATGACGGTGGTGCACATCAAGGGTAGCGAGGTGGAGTCGCGGCTGTACGCCATGCTCCGGAACAACATCACGAACCACGAAAAACTTATCGACCTGTATCATGATATACTTGACACAATCTAATCAGACTGCTACACCCAATACCCCGGCAACCGAAGGAGCAAACCATGTCGGACTCAGTAAGTATCGAGGAGATGGTGGAAGCGTACCGTAATGTGCGCGAGACCATCGCCAAGCGTAAAGAAGTGTTTGAAGCGCAGATGGAGAAGCTGGAGAAGAGCCTTGAGGTTATCTCTTCCGCTATCTTGGAGTTCTGCAACGAACACAATCTGGACAGCGTGAAGACCCCTGTGGGTACTGTGTCACGGCGTGTTCAGTCCCGTTACTGGACTAACGATTGGGAGTCCATGTACAACTTCGTAGTCGAGCAGAACATCCCGTTCGTCCTCGAAAAGCGTATCCACAACGGTAATATGCAGCAGTTTCTGGACGAGAACCCAGACCTGATGCCTATGGGCCTTCAGCTCGACCGCAAGTTCGTAATCCAAGTTCGCAAACCTACCAAAAAGGGTGAATAAATATGAGCAACCTGACCATTTTCGCAGACGCATCTAGCGTTCCCACCGTACGCCGTCAGTCCAAACTGCTGGACAAGATGGGTAGCAGCGGCGGTAGCCTGCGCCGCATCGGCCTGAACACCAACGGCACTTTCAAGCGCATCGTGGGCGGTGAGCAGATCGGCAAGGCTGTCCCTCATCAGCTGGACGTCATCATCGTTGACATGCTGGCTGAACCGTCGCGCCAGTTCTACGGCTCCAAGTACGACCCTAACGCGCAGGCTACGCTGCCTGACTGCTGGTCCAACGATGGCAAGACCCCGGACGCCAAGGCTGCCGGTAAGCCGGCTTCCTCCTGCGCTGCTTGCCCTAAGAACGTCGAAGGCTCTGGCGAGAACGGCAAGGGGCGCGCCTGCCGCTACCTGCGCCGTATCGCGGTGCTGGTGTCCGGTGACCCATCAGGTGAAATCTACCAGATGCAAATCCCGGCTGGCTCGCTGTTCGGTAAGGGTATTGATAGCGTCCACCCGTTCGAGAGCTACAAGAAGTTCTTGCTGGCTAACGGCGAAGCCGTGGATACTGTCGTCACCCGTGTGATGTACGACCTCGACGCGGACACCATGAAGCTGAAGTTCCAGCCTGTGCGTCACCTGACCGACGTTGAAGCTGGCTTCGTTGACGCTGCACAGGAAGACCCTGAGACCAAGCGTTACGTCGGCCTGAGCGTTATCGAAGCGGGTGGTGCCACTAAGGCTCTTGCTGCGCCTGCCGAACCGAAGACGATTGAAGCTAAGGCGGTCCCCGCTACACCCGCTGGTAACCCTTTCGGTGACAATGAGGAGGAAGAAGAAGCCCCTGTGGCCGAAGCTCCCACCAAGCGCGCCGCTCCTAAGCGGGCGACCGCTGAAGTTACCGCTAAGCCCGAGCTCAAGCAGGCCATGGCAGCGTGGTTGGACGAAGAAGACGAGGACGAGGAATAAGCTATGCGCGGCTACAGTATTGAAGTAGCCGAGGCTATCTGGAGAGGGGATCAGTCCCGTCTAGGGGTGCGCTTGGGCAAAGCTTGCATCGAGCGCCGTGTCCCGGTGGCGAAAGTCGCCGGGACCCTAGGAGTGACGCGCCAAACGATCTATAACTGGTTCGTAGGCGCGTACGACCCTGCCGAGTCCCACCGGGAAGCGGTAGAGAAGTTCTTAGCTAGCCTCGACTAACATGCGCAAAGAGAGCAGAATTGGCGGGTTTTCCCCGCAGCGGTGAGTGACGCCCTATGGACTTCGATCTTTTACAGCACGTCCAGCCTGCGTCTGGTCATTTTGCCATCGTTGGTATCAAGGATGGGCGTGTGCGGCAGGCGCTCGTCCCGACCAGAGAAGAGGCGGACGCAACAATTGAAACCTATCTACGTGGAGGCAGGGATGTCTACTTTGGCGTAGCAAAGTACATAGAACCAACCAGCAGGACTCAGGAAAACGTCCAATCTCTCAAGGCGTTCTGGTTGGACATCGACTGCGGGCCGAGCAAAGACTACGACACGCAGGGGGAGGGGCTAAAGGCACTTGGGAAGTTCTGCACGACCGTAGGTCTGCCCCGTCCCACCTTGGTAGACTCCGGCCATGGCTGGCATGTCTACTGGGCGCTGAACCAAGAAGTTAGTCGTGCACAGTGGGAGCCAGTGGCTTCACGGTTGCGCGAAGTCTGCCGCACCCAAGGGTTGCGCGTAGACGAGAAGGTCTTCGAAGCGGCGCGCATCCTGCGCGTACCGGGTACGTTCAACCTGAAGCGTGGCGGGCAGGTTCCCGTCACCGTCGCCCATGAGGGTGAGCCCATTGCCTTTGAGGAGTTTTGCAAGACGCTAGGCGTGGTGCCGCCGGCACCGGCCAAGTCTATCTTCGACCCCGACTACAAGGCTCCCCCTCAACAACAGGCAATGCTGGACGGGGTGGGTTACAACTTCAAACGTATCATGAGCCGAACCAGCAAGGGCGATGGCTGCGCCCAACTGGCTCACGCCTTTGTCAACAGGGAGACGGTAGACTACAACGAGTGGTTCTACGCCTTGTCGGTGGCGGCGTTGTGCGAGGATGCTTCCACGGCGGTTCATCTATTGTCGGAAGGTCACCCCGGCTACGACCCGGAAGAGGTGGACAGGAAGGTAGCCACCATCCGGAAGGCAACTAGCTGCGCTCGATACAAGGCGACGTATCCCGACCGCTGCGAAGGGTGCAAACACTTAGGCAAAATCTCTAGCCCGCGCGACCTTGGTAAAATCCCCAAAGTGGCCGCCAACAACGTCAAGGTCGAAGAGATAGCCGGAGAGGTTCAGACGTTCCAGATACCTCCGTACCCCAAACCCTACTACCGGGGCGAAGGCGGCGGCGTCTGGGTGATGCCACAAAAGAACGAGGCTGGGGAGCAACCGGACCCCTTCTGCATCTACCCCTACGATCTGTACGTGGTGAAGCGCGTCACTGACCGTGTTGACGGAAGTTATAAGGACTACGTGCTTATACGTCTGCACTTGCCTGCGGACGGCATACGCGAGTTCACGCTCCCAATGATGAAAATCTCGGTCTTCGATGAGTTCCGCAAGATAATGTCGGACGGCGGTGCTTACGTCAGGGGCAAGAAGGCCAACATAGTACACGACTACATCATGTCATCGGCGGATATGCGCCTAGAGAAAGATAAGGCAGAGATCATGAGACAGCAATTTGGGTGGGTCGAAGGTAACAGCAGGTTTGTTGTTGGAGACCAAGAGATTACCGCAACGGGGCATATCTATTCGCCGCCGTCAAAGACCACGCAGAAGCTGGCCAAGTTCATTGGTCCGGTGGGTAAGCTGGACAAGTGGAAAGAGGCAGCGGCGCTGTTTAACACGCCGGGTATGGAGCCACATGCGTTTGCAGCGCTAAGTGCCTTTGGCGCTCCGCTTCTGAAGTTCCTCAACCAGACGGGGGCGGTCATCAACTTGTACAACCCGCGCTCTGGTACGGGTAAGTCAACCGTGCTCCACTTGGTGAACAGCGTCTATGGGCATCCCAAGGACCTGCGTCTGTCGCAGAAGGACACGATGAACGGGCGACTGCTCTGGGTGGGTATCCTTAACAACCTACCGGCAACCATGGACGAGCTGACCAACATGTCGCCGGAGGAGTACTCCGAGCTTCTTTACGGCCTGTCTAACGGCAAGGCCAAAGAGCGCATGATGTCCGGGACCAACGAGCTGCGCGAGAACAACACCACATGGCAGACCATCACTGTGTCCACGGCTAACGCCTCGTTTGCGGAAAAGCTGTCCGTGCTAAAGCGCGCTCCAGAAGGTGAAATGATGCGCCTCATGG